GCGGCTAACGCTATCGTGAACGGACAATCGGATGACCTACCATTCTAGTTGATTGATTGTGTTAGGCAGAGGGGAGCAGAGATGCTCCTCTTTTTTTTTGCCTTAGTCGTAGGATATTAAAAATTCATTGTTAATTTAGAAGCATGATTCATAAACACATAATCCAATCCGATAAGACACTCCGCTATCTAGAGAGAGCGAGAGAAGGTAAGATAGCAGAAGCATCGAGATTCGGTGCGCCAGAGATAGATGAGTACCTTAGATTCAAGAAGGGAAACTTCATTGTAGTAACAGGACACGCTAATGTCGGAAAGACTCACACGATGACCTACCTCCAACTGCTCCACACCTTAGAGAACGGAACGAAGTGGCTGATCTACTCCTCAGAGAATGAGGTGCAATCCTTACAGCGTAAGCTCATAGAGTTCCTAGCTGGTAAGCCAATCAACCAGATTGATGAGCAGACCTTCTGGAGGCATCACGCTTATGTCGAAGGGCATTGGGCATTCATCGACTCGGAGCTTATAGTCAATGCATTTGAACTGCTCGACATAGCGAAGGAGATCTATGATGCTTGGGAGTTTCAGGGCATGATGATTGATCCCTACAACAGCTTAACAATACGCAAGGAAGATCTCAAGGGTATATCAACACACGAATATCACTACGAGGTAACAAGCCATTTGCGTAAGTTCTGCAAAGAGTTTGGAGTAACTACGATACTCAACACTCACCCAGCGACAGAGGCTCTTAGAAAGGTTTATAAAGGCTCACATGAATACGCTAACCACACTATGCCTCCTATGGCTAGTGATATTGAAGGAGGGGGTAAGTTCTCCAACCGCAGCGATGAACTGATTGTGCTTCATCGTTTTACGCAGCATGAGCGAGACTGGATCTACACAGATATCCATGTTAGGAAAGTCAAGGAGTTAGAGAGTGGAGGCAGACCGACACCATTAGATAATCCTATCAGGATTGAAAGCATAAAAGGGAATTGCGGATTTCGTATCAACGGAGTCGATTTAATAACCAAAGAAACACAGATAGATGGATCTCCATTTTGAGGGTAATAGATTGTATTACATGGAAAAGGAAGCCGAGTTATTCAAGTGCTTGGACTACCTAAGTAAGGAGCTGAGTGAACAGGAAGCGATGAACAAGGAACAGCTGTGGGAGGTATTTCATATCTGTGCTGATACAGCAGCAGTCTATCGCCATATCACCGACTACTTTAATACTCTGGATCGCCTGATCTTAGATGCAAGGATAAAGAACGGAAAACTGAAGCAAGAGGTCTACGACCTCAAGAAAGAGAACGCACGACTCCAAGAGTCGCTAGAAAGATACATGGATGAATTTTAAAAGAAAGATGAATAATGGTCAGCGGTTCGAGGTAAGTGGTATGGAGTTCATCTGCATAGAAACTCACGCTTACTTCCAGACTCGACTCGATGGCGAAGAATCGGATATAGATGTAGGCAGCAGCTACTACATTGTGAGAAACACCTCAACAGGACAGCTGCATAGAATACCTTTTCAAAGAATAATAGAAAAAGAAAACGAAATCAAATGGAAGAATTAACAACACTACTTACGGCATACTACGAGGAGATAGGTATAGTTCCAAACGGAACACGACAAGAGGATCAGGTATTCGCTCGTTCAGCGATGATGGTTGCAATGCGTAAGTATATGACCTTGATGCAGATTGGTAGGATATTTGGTAAGGATCACAGCTCAGTGCATCACGCTAACAAGAAGCACGAGGAGAACTACAACTGGTCAGAGATGTATCGGTTCTTCTATTCGGTAGCGCAAAGAATGCTGATAGAGAACCCATCACACGAGGTTCGTAGCACGAACAAGCTGACAGCTTTAATGACTAGACAGCGTATGTATATCACTGAGCTAGAGCATGAAGTGAATAACTTGAAAAAGCATTGTGAAGAATTAGTTGATAAGTGTCGTATATTGGAGAAAGAAAATGAGAACCAATATGCAGATAGAGTTTAGTCCGATCACAGGTATTATGGTAGGTGTGAACTACGCCTACTATGAAGAAACTGAAGATCTCAATGGGCTTCATCTAGTCCAGTTTGCGCTTGGTTTATTTATGATACAAGTGTCGTGGGCAACATAGAGAACTTTTACAGAGAGAACTTTAAGAGGCTGACAGGCTTCATCAAGCAGTACACCGATGGTTCGTACGAGGTAGCTTCTGACATAGTGCAGATGGTATTTGTGCGACTCTTAGAAATGGAAGGCGAAGGGAGAACCAACTTTTACGAGGAGGACTCCCTTAACTTTTTTTATGTCTATCGTAGTTGTATCAACACAGCACTCAAGTACCAGCGCACGAAGAAGCGCATTGATAAGATAAGCATAGAGGACATGACTCATGATCAGCTAGAGTTCGAGGAGTACCCAGAGCAGCAGATGGCTATGGAGAAACTCATTACCTACATGGAGGAAGAACTCGATGAGTTCCATTGGTACGATGCGAAGATGATGCGTATCTATATGAACGGCACTTCAATGAATAAGATACACAGAGAGAGTGAGATAGGATTGACATCAATTAAGAACACGATAAAAAATGGCAAAGCAAGGATCTACGAAAAAGTCAAAGAGGACTACCAAGACTTCCAGAACGGAGACTTCGACAAAATCTAAGGGGTTAGGAGACACCATAGAGAAGATCACCACAGCAACAGGAATCAAGGCAGCTGTCAAAGCAGTAGTCGGTGAGGATTGCGGCTGTGATGAGCGTAAGGAAAAGCTGAATCAGTTGTTCCCTTACAAGCGAGAGCCAGAGTGTTTGACAGATGATGAGCGTACCTATCTATCAGGAGGTGTTCTAAGAAAGAAGGTGATAGCCTATGAAGATAGGGAGCGTATAGCTACCATTCACTCTAGAGTATTCAATCACAAGTTTGACATACCATGTACTTGCAATCCTAAGATCTGGATGCAATGGATGAGAGAACTGCAAGAGCTGCTAGATGCAACTTCGTAACTACCTAAAGGATAAGCGTAAGCTAACCGAAAACCGCACGAAGGTCTGTGTTGAAGTGGGTAAGACTGGTGAAGCCTTGTTCAAGGAGATTACTGGCGCACTCAAGTCCAACCTAGCAGATGACAAAAAGCACATCGACTTCTACTGGGGAGAGAAGCTAGTAGATGTTAAAGGACTCAAGAAGATGCACCTATCAGGATATATCCTTCTGGAGTTTATCAATGTATGGGGAGGTGATGGCTGGTGTTCTAAAAAGAGCAAGGCAGAGTATATCGCCTTCCAGTTCCCTGATGCGTTCTATGTGTTTCGTAAGAAACATCTGAGGGTACGAGCCATTGAACTATGTGAGCCATTCTATAAGGACAAGGTAGAGCGTAGGAATTACATACCCTATGATGATGCACTGCATAAGTGGGTAGGTAGATGGAACGCTCAGGATGTGTTTACCTACTTGAAGTTCGAGGATGTAGAGGATCTAGTGTTTGAAGTCTTACCATATACGATAAAAGAATGATACTAGTACTATTCGGGATAGGTTTGGGCATAGCCATAAACCAAATACGCACACTTACCAAGAGGGTAGATGACCTAGAGGAGTTTATAGGTAGAACTTTTTTTGATGAGGAGGAGTAGTTATTAAAACTATTTTGTGTATATTGCCTTCGTAATCTTAAAAAAAGAGCAATGAAAAAGATTGATTGGAACAAAGTAGCGGTAGTTGCATTCTTGCAGACTATGGTTATTCTAGGAATGATTGCTATGATAGCAGTCTATGAATTAGTAGAAATCTTAACTTGTTACTCATGTTGATGCTAGATGGAACAGACTACGATCAGCAGTGGCTTATCGATAAAGCAGTAGATGATGAGTTCTACTACGGAGCATTGAATAGAATAGCACTATCATCGAGCAGTCTGAAGATGCTACTGGATAGTCCTAAGACATTTCACAATGTGCAGACCTATGGTCAGAAACAAAACAGCCCAGCGTTACTTCAAGGTCGTGTCATCCATACGATGATCCTAGAACCTGAGAGATTTAACGATATCTTCGAAGTGGTAGATGTATCTTCTAAGAACACAAAAGCCTTCAAAGAGGCGCAACTAGACAACCCTAAGACTTGTATCACTAGAGCGGATATGAGTAAGGCAGAGCGCATCACAGATGCCTTCCATAGAAACGAACACGCTAAGTACTTTCTGAAGCAGAGCCAAACAGAGAAACCGATGGTTGATATTGTAGGCGGCTTTCCCTTTAGAGGTAAGGCAGACATCTGGAACGAGAGCTCCATTGCCGACATTAAGACCACCACAGACCTTAAGGCATTTCGATACAGCGCAGATAAGTACGGATATGATATGCAGTGCTATATCTACTGCAACCTATTTCAAAGGTCATACAAGGACTGGTACTTCATCGCACTCGACAAAGCGAGTTGCGACATTGGTATCTACGATGTGAGTGAGGAGTTCTACAAGAGAGGAGAGGCGAAGTTTAACAGAGCCATCAAAGTCTATAAGGACTTCTTCGTAATAGGTGAGGACTTGGACAGCTACATCATCAGAGATACGCTGTAATGAAGAAGCACACTAAGA